CAGAACCTTCGGCGTGCCGCGATAGATGAACTGATGCACATAGGCCGCGTTCTTGCCGAGCGCGAGCGAGGCCTTCTTGAGGTCGCTGTCACGTTCGTCGATCAGCTTCAGCACGCGGTGCCGGATGGGGTCGAGGATCATGGGGGCCAAGTCCTTGATTCGGTGGGATTGGAAATTACCAATCTCTTTTGATTGACGCAATAGGCGCATCTCGGTTTGATGCGCTCCATGACGAGAACGATCAGCGAACAATTCCTGGCCCGTGTCGAGGCCTTCTTGGCGGCCACGGGCACCAAACCAAGCGAATTTGGCCGCTCTGCCGTGGGTGATGGGGCATTCGTGCTGAATCTGCGCCGCGGCCGGTCCCCCACCTTAGCAACGGCCGACAAGGTCCTGGCCTACATCGAGAAATTGGAGAAAGAGGCCGCTGATAAGCCTAGAAATAGGAGATCGGCGTGACAGATCGTCCTATCAGGCACCTCAACCAGGTCGAATTGGCCCGCCGCTGGTCGCTGAGCCACCGGACCCTGGAGCGCTGGCGCTGGGAAGGGAATGGCCCCCGGTACCTCAAGGTCGGCGGGCGGGTTCTCTACCGGATGGAAGATATCGAGGCCTACGAGGCGGCGCAGTTTCGGGAGCCGGCCGGCGCCGGTCCGGCGTTTCCCACGGCGCCGGCAGCCCCGCGTTGGGTGCGGCCATGAGGGAGCCGGCGCGCGTCCTCATGGGCGAGATGGAGTTTCTGGGCTGGCTCGGTCAGGCCCAGCCAGGACAGGCCATCGTCTATCACCGCGGCTTCCTCGCCGTGGACCGGTGCTGGTCTGTCTGCGGTGATCTTCAGCGCCTCGCCGATCGCGCCATCTGGGCCGCCGAACACGGCCTCGTCGATCTCGTCCAACGCCGGCACGGGCCCGAGGACGCGAGCTACCTCGCCGTCGCGCGGCGCCACGGCGCAAGCATCTCCAACCTCCTTGGATCCTAAGCATCATGAACGGCTTCGCGCGTCACGGCATCGAGCATCTGTCGGCTTCGTCCCTGAACCTCTGGGCCGCCGAGCCCGCGGTATGGTCGATGGAGCGACTTCTTGGATTCCGCAGTCCGGTGTCTGCGTTGATGGCCCGAGGCAAGGCCGTCGAAGAGGGAATCCATGGTGGCCTGATCGATCCCCAGCGTGCGCTTGATGCCTGCGTCGAGACCGCACTTGCCGGCTTCGACCGCGAAATGGCGCTCAATCCCGACGATCGTCGCGACGGCGAACGCGCGCAGATCCCCGGCTACGTCGAGCACGGCCTGGCGGAACTTCGCCAATACGGCATTCCCAGCGGCTATCAGGACCGCGTCGAGATTCGTCTCGATGACGTGCCAGTGCCGATCATCGGCTTTATCGACTGGCGCTTCGACCAGCACGGCATGGTCGTCGATCTCAAGACCAGCGAACGGCTGCCTGCGGCAATCGCTCTTTCTCACGCTCGCCAAGGCGCCATCTATGCCCGCGCCTATGGCAATTACGCCATGCGCTTCGCTTACGTGAAGCCGATCGCCGCCAAGAAAGACGGACGCGCGGTCGCCGTCTACGAACTCGAGCGCACCGAGATCGACCGCCAGCTGATCGCGCTCCGCGAGATCGCCCTTCGTCTGGGGCGCTTCCTCTCATTGTCCGCCGACGCCCGCGAGCTCTGCGGCCTGATCGTTCCCGACTACGAGCGCTTCCATTGGAGCAATGCCGTCACGCGTGCGCGTGGCGTCGAGGTTTTTGGTTTCTGAACGCGTAACCCCTGAAAGGAGAAAGGTCATGAGTCTCAATATCGGCGGAACCGGCAACGGCAAACCCTACTGCAAGTACAACGCCAAGGCCGACAAGTGGTTCGTGCGCGGCCCCGACGGCGAGGACGTCGAGATCCAGCGCCCGACCTTCGTCGCGGATTTCGACAACATCGCCACCGGCTGGCTTCTGTTCCGCGAAGGCCAGGCGCCCGAGCGGGTGATGGATGCCAGCATCGACAAGGCCGCACCCCTGCCGGGCGAAGGCTTCAAACGCGGCTTCGTGGTGATGGCCTTCAGCCCGAAGTTCTTCGGCGGGGCAGCCGAGTTCGCCAGCGCCTCGATCCATCTCTCGAACGCAATCAAGGACGTCTACGCCCAGTACGAAGTCGATAAGGCTGCCAACCCGGGCAAGCTCCCGGTCATCTCCTGCACCGGCTCGCAGGCCATGAAGGACCGCTACGGCACCAACTACCGGCCGACCTTCGCCATTCTCAAATGGATCGACCGGCCGGCCGAGCTGGCAAACGTCAGCCCGGTTGCCGCCGCCGATATCTGGCAGGGCCCGCCCGCAACGCAAGCCAAGCCGCAGGCCGCGCATGTGCCGCCGCCCGCAGCGAAGCCGGCGCCACAGCCGGCCGCCGACCCGCTTGCCGAAGCGGTGTTCTGAGGCTTTCCCCCGGGGGGCTTCGGCCCTCCGGTCTTTTTCCGGCCAGCCGCGATGGGCATGAGCAACGTCCAACCCATGTACGAGCCCGATCCTCTGCAGATGCGCCGGCATGTCGGCCATCTGTTCGAGGGCTGGCTCGACGGCTGTCACGAGGGGCGCATCGAGCTCGCCTGGACGGACGGCCGCGACGGACGGCTCAGGCATGCGGCGATCTTCGGCACCGACCAGCTCGACGAGCTGGTCGAGCGTGCCGTCGCCGAAAACCGCAAGCCCGGGCAAAACGTCTATATCGGCGTAGCGCTCCGCCAAGCCGACATCGCGCCCTTCGGCCGCTGCAAGGATGAAGAGTTCTTCGCGCTGACGGCCTTTTACGTCGACATCGACGACGACGTCACCGCGACCGCCTCGATCGACTACCGTAATCGCGGCTGTCCGCCGACCGGCGTCGTCGTGACCGGCCGCCATCCCCATGTGCGAGCGCAGATGTTCTGGCGTCTCGATGCGCCGGTGCGCGAGGCCGACCGGTGTCGAGAGCAGAATGCGGCGCTCGCCCATGCCCTCGCGGGCGACCCGAGCGTGGTCAATCCCGGCCGCGTCCTTCGCCTCGGCGGCTCGATCGCCTGGCCGGTCAAGGACGGGCGGATCATCGAGCGTACCGAGTTCCTCGAGTTCACCGACGGCCGGCCCAAGGTCTACATGGCCGAGCAGATCGCTCGGGCGTTTCCGCCGGCACAGCCGGCTTTGTCTCCACAGTTTGCGCCGCTATCGACGCCAGCCGACACAGCGGCAGCCCCGCCGCCCAACGAGGCGGCGCCCACGCCGTCAGCCCAAGCATCGGCGCTGACACTGCAAATCGGCACATCGAATCTCTCGGTCGACGCGTGCCTCGCGCGCATCCGCGCCGGCGATCATTGGCACGACAACATGCTGCGCCTGGTAGGTCACTGGGTTGCGCGCGGCTGGTCCGATGCGGAGATCCTGGCCGCAGCCGAGGCGATGACCTTGCCGGGCTACACGGTTGCCGACACCCGCCGCGAAGTCGGACAGATGATCGGCGGCGGGCGCCGTAAATGGGCCGTGCCCAACCCCGAGCCGTTGATCGACATTGCCCAAGTTATCCAGCCACTGCAGCCGGGGTTCCTCGACAGCCTCAACCTCGCGATGTTGCCCCGCCGGCGCTGGCTCCTCGGACGATCGCTGCTGCGCGGACATCTGACCTTGCTCGTGGCGCCGCCCGGTGTCGGCAAGTCGACCCATGGCATTGCGCGCGCGATCGCTCTGGCCGCCGGCCAGGACATCACCAATGAGAGCGTCCACGAGCCGGTCAAGGCCTGGATCTACAACACCGAAGACGACCTCGACGAGTTGAAGCGCCGTCTGGGGGCGGTGCTGCAGCATTGGTCTATTCCGTTCGCCCGGGTTCGCGGACGCATCGCGCTCAATTCCGGGGCCGATCGCCCGTTGCTGTTCGCGCGCATCGAGCGCGCCGACATGGTGATCCGTTTGCCAGATGTCGATGCTTGCATCGCGCGTATCAGGGAACACGAGATTGGCCTCTTCGTGGTCGATCCGTTCGTCGAAACCCATGAGGTCAACGAGAACTCGAACGAGCAGATCAAAGCGGTCGCGGCCATGTTCCGCGATGTGGCGCGCACGACCAATTGTTCGGTGCTGCTGGTTCACCACACCGCCAAGCCGCCGCAGGGCATGAGCGATGGGCATGCCGGCAACATGAACACGGCGCGGGGTGCGAGCGCGCTCGTCGGCGTCGCCCGCGTCGTGCAGACGCTGTTCGGCATGAGCGAGGCGGATGCCGAGCACAACGGGGTGTCTCAGGAGGAGCGGCATCTCTATCTGCGGCTTGACGACGCCAAGGCAAATCTCGGCCTCATCAGCCCCGACGCGACCTGGTACCGCAAGGTCGGCGTCGAGCTGGCGAATGGCGACGAGGTCGGCGTTCTGGCGCCGCATGTCTTCGAACCTGCGAGCGACCGCCTCACAACGCACACTGCGATCGAGATCCTCAAGCTGATCGAGCAGCGCTGGCGCGACGCCAACCCGTTCAGCGCCTCGGTGCAAAGCCCGCGCTACGTGGTCCCGGTCATGGTGCAGAGCTTCGGCTGCTCCGCCAGGGATGCCCGGCGGCTTCTCAGGGACTGGATCGCCAACGGGATGGTGGCTTCCGAAACCTACAACTCCGACAGCAAGGCCCGCGGCCTGAAGGTGCTCCGATGGCCCGGCTGAGCACCCGAACGAAGCCGATTTCGGGGTTACGGAGGTTACGGAAGGTGCCTTGTAACCCATTGAAATCATTGAACCGGAAGTCGCCGGAAGTGAACGGAGGTCGACGTGCAAGCCCTTGAAAACATTACGGAGGTTCTACGGAACGTTGTTCCCCCCATACCCCCCTACGAACTTCCGGAGCGCGTGAACGCGCTCCGGCGTTCGTTCAGACCGGGGTCGATCCCCGACCGCGGTCCGGTCGAGGAGCCGATGCTCGGAGGTCGGCCATGACGCGCTGGTCGTCAGCGCGGCGCAGCACCGTCGACGCCAGCAGCGACCCGATGGCGCCGCCCTCCTATCGCATCCAGGCGATGATCGACGGCCTCGATCAGGTCGCCCACGCGATGGAGCGCAAGTGGGGCGTCGGTCGGCTGCGGCTGCTGGTGTCGGATCTGCTTCGCGCAAAGTTCGATGAGCAGAAGGATCGGCTCGACGCCGCGATCAACAGCGACGAGGAGCGCTACGTCCGCATCCACGCCGACGGCATGCGCCGCGCGTGGCAGGCGCTCGACCGTGCGGCAGTCGAGGCCGGCGAGATGCCGCTCGCACCCGAGGTCTGGGAATGCGTGCTGCCCGACACGGGCGAGGTTGTCTCGCTCGTGCGCGACGAAGCCGAAGCCCATCACATCGCGCGCGCGTGCAGGGTCTTCACGCTCGCCGAGATCGCCCGGCTGATCGCCGGCCTCGGCGAAACCGTCCTCGAGGTCAAACGCCAATTCCCGGGTGCTGCCATCACCGGCATCCGCCGCAAGCCGCCGATCGATTGGTCGCGCGGCGACGACATCCCGTTCTAGCCGGAGGCCCAGATGTTTCCTCATGCCGAACCATCGATCGTGCATCTCGCTGCTGGAGGCGTGCCGCCGATGCCGCGGCAGATCGCAAACGACAGCGCGCCATCCATCCTTTGCCTCGATCTCGGTACGCGTACCGGCTGGGCCCTGCACGATGATGGCGCGACCTTCAGCGGCTCGATCACATTCAGGCCCGGTCGCTACGAAGGTGGCGGCATGCGCTATCTGAGGTTTCACCGGTGGCTCATCGACCTGCTTGCCAACACCAGGCGAGCGAAGCTGGCGCAGCAAGCCGCGCCGATCGACGCCATCTACTTCGAGGAAGTCCGCGCTCACACCGGTACCGATGCAGCTCACATCTACGGCGGCTTCCTGGCGACGCTGACCAGCTGCTGCGAGCAGCGCGGGGTCGCCTATCAGGGCGTGCCGGTCGGCACCATCAAGCGGCATGTCACTGGCAAGGGCAACGCCGACAAGGCGGCCGTCATAGCAGCGATCCGCGCTCGCGGGTTCGATCCCGCCGACGACAATGAAGCAGATGCGCTCGCCATCCTGCTGTGGGTCACGGAAACGAACGGAGGCGTGCGATGAGCGGGAAGGCCATGCTCAACCATGCGGCCGAGGTCGTGGCTGATCGCAGTGCTGCTTACGGCGCGCCGTCAAAATCGATGGAGCTGCTGGCGAAGCGCTGGTCGATCACACTCGGGCATCCCGTCACACCGGCGCAGGCCGTGCTGTGCCTGATAGACCTGAAGCTCACGCGCCTCGCACACGATCCCAGGCACCGGGATTCGATCCTCGATATCGCGGGCTACGCCGCTGTCCTGCATGAGGTCACCCGATGAGATGGGCGCCGCGAGGTTACGGCGGTGCGCGTCGTCCGCCCGAGCAGGTCAAGCGCGATGGCTGGCGCGAGCAAGGCGTATTGGTGGTCGAGAAAAACGACGAGCGGCTGACCTGGCCCGAGCGCGAACTGATCCGCCAACTCGGCGAGAAACTCTACGGCGACAATCACAAACGACAGGAGGCCACGCATGAATGACTGGACCCCTGCCATGGTTGAGGAACGGCTCATCGAGGCGGCGGCCGTTCTGCGGCGTCTGCCTTCGGTGCGCATGAGCGGGTATTTCAGCACCTGGCCAACCATGATCGTGGAGTTCAGCGATCTCGTGGAACAAACGCCCGCGCCCATGCGTCTGCCACCGCCATCGGCTGCCGCCATCAGTCGCATGGAAGCGACGCTGCCGTGGCTGCGCTGGCTGGAGGTCGAGGATGCCAAGCTCGTGTGGATGAGGGCCGAGCGCAAACCGTGGAAGGCGATCTGCTGGCGCTTCGGCATCGCACGGGCGACGGCCAATCGGCGGATGGAGTACGCCCTCAGTGTCATCGCCTGGCGACTGAACCGGCGACCGCTTCCGACGAAATGGTCGCGTCAGTTTTTGGTCGATCGCGTCAGATTTCTGTCAAGCGCGTTTTGAATCGTTGCCGACGAATGTGTGAGACATCTCCGACTTGGACACATCGCCCGAATTCAGGGCAGATTGTTGCCATGCTCGCGAGAGCTGCG